AGTGCATAGGCCCAGACTCAATATCTTTGACGAGCTTATCCGCCATTCTCTGAGCCATGACATCCAAGAACTCGACCGTGACTCGGCTGGCCCCAACAGTGGGGAGCCACCTTGTTGTATGGTCCGCGTGCCACTTTTTAGTAAGGGAGTTCCTCCGCTGGATGCAGGTTCGCAGCCTACCGCGCTGAGTCTCAATACGGCAACGCACAGGGAGAAGAAAGACTCTCCCATCACACTCGACCTCGGTCTCCACCCATTTACTTCTCTTTTTCATACTTCATTCCACCTGTGTCCAATCTCCGCTCCTGCTGTGTAGTCAAGGAGGGGATTCTTTTTCCGTCTTCTGTTCATCGCACCCTCAAGAATCTTGGCTGCTTCTTCTGCCGTGTCTTCAGGCACCTCAAGATAAAGCGCGTCATGTCCATGGTTAATGAGCCACTCTACTGGGAGAGTCTCTCCTGTAGAAGAAATAGCCTCCGTCGAGAACCAGGGCTGAGCGCCATAAATGAGTTCAATCATTCCTTCATTCACGATGACAGCCCCCCCTGATTGGATGGGGTGGTTCACAAGCTCATTAATCTTGTCCTCATTTCTGAAGTACCTACGCCTGTCCCAGAGGGAGTCTCCTATAAACCCCTCTCTCCGGTACCTGCTCTCAATCATTCTCCACCAACGGGGGATCTCCGGGTCAGCCCGCTTGAGTCCCTCTACTACCTGACGAACATCTTCAACAGAAAGATGCGCGTAGATGAGGTTCCCACTATCGTCCTCTACTGAGCAGATTTGCTCGTGAATCCGCTTAGTGGAGGCAGCGTACTGCCAAGCGTATCGGGTGTTTTTTGTAATGTCTCGGGTGGCTTTGAAGTTGCCTTTTCCCTTCTCCTTACGATCTTTGGGCGCTCCTGCGAGTTCCCAGATTCCTTTCCCATATACAATCTCCATTGTCTCGTTGTGGGGGTCAAGCCCATCTCGGATGACTCGAATAGAATGCTGTGCTTTAGCCTCTTCCGCAATCAGCCGGAGTTCAAGTTGATCCATGTCTGCCCCAATAAGGACATGTCCTTCCTTAGCGACATAAATATCCCGAAGAAGGTAAGGAATGTTCTGGGCATTTGGGTTGGAAGAGGAGTACCTTCCCGTGGCAGGCAGCCTATTATATGAGGGATGAATCCGGAGAGTCTTGTTCTCCACCAGCGGTCGGACATAGGTGCCCAAGAGCTTAGTCATCTTACGGTAGATTCGGACAGACCGAAGAAAGGTCACCCTGTCTGCACTCAAACCATAATGGACAATCATCGTCCGCAAAGTTTCATCGTCCGTAGAGGGGTCGCCTGTCTTCTCAGAGTAGTGGTGAGGAGCCAGCTTCCAGTCCTTGAACAGGAGCCCTGCCATCTGTCGGGTACTCTGGGGATTGAACTTCTCGGAGGTGATCTCCCGGCAGATAGCTAAGTGCTTCTTCGCCTCACTATCCAGGGAAATCAAGTGCTCTGTCGCCCGGTCGAGGTCAACAGCGATGCCATTCGTCTGCATGGCAGAGCCCAAAGACTGTAGCGTATGCTCTCTGGAAACTAAGTGTAGCTGCTTACGGCTTTTCACATCTTGGGCAAGCGGCCGAGCGATTCTCGCGGTGACGGCAACATCTTTCCCACAATAGATATGGAGTTCTTCATCAGTCTTGGCTTGTACAGCAGTATGGTTTGCCTTCCAGGCTTCTGGATTGTCTGTGTAAAAAGACCCGACGAACCCAAGATTATGCGGAAGTTCGTTGTCAGCGAGCAGATGTAGGATAATAGTATCGCAAGTCAGGGTAGGCGTGGCACCCAACCACTGCTCCATTACGAGCCGGTCATACTGGCCTGCATTATGTCCGAGGATGGGGACACCTGGAGAGTCAAAGAACTTACGGATAAGATTCTTGATTCTCCCTTCATCCTCGGGCTCTATGAGCAGATGCCCGTGAATGCTCCGAATCTCAATGATTAGGGCTTCATCCTCGTTTCCGATTCCGACGCACCGGACATTCGCAGTAAGTGGGTTGATGCCATCGGTTTCAAGGTCATACGCAAGTGGCTTCCCCTCCCGCTTGAACTTCTCAAGATATTCTGCAATGTCCTCGTACTTAGAAAGCCGCACAATAAGTGGGTCTTCCCACTCTAATTTTCCCTGGAAAAAGCGGAATGCCTTGGACAGGTCATGGCGGAAGACATCCTGGTACGCCATCTGACGTAGGACCATAGAGGGGTGCATCACATAGGCAACCCGTAAAAGAGTGTCGGGGTCCCAAGGAGCGGGCAGTAGTTCGCACCCTCCCCGTAGTCCCATAATAGAGGGGTCACCCCCGCGAATCATTTTCGCCGCTGCTTTGCCCAGGCAGATTATGTCTGTGATTCCCGTAGCCTTGAGTTCTGCGTAGAGTCTTCCACCGCAAGCCTCTAAGGGCTTTTTAATTAAGCAGGCTTCCGTCTTCTCTTCTCGGGCTCTCTTCTGTCTGCTCTTGTTCTGCCGGGAAATCTTTATGTTCAAGGCTTCGAGGTCATTCCTTGGAGGGCGGCAACGAATAGTATTCGTGATGTAGCATTCGTCCCGGCGCACACCAATCGCGTTCAATGCCCGTTGAAGTTCCATGCCCCCGGGACCTACGAAGGGTCTCCCTTCAATAGTTTCGTGCATTCCAGGCACATCCCCTAAAAGGATGACGCGGTCATCCGCATGGGATTCAGAACCTACAGGGTCGTCACCCCCAGCGGAACGCATGGGACATTTTGGGCAGAAGTTGGACATGTTCTTGTTGGGCTAAGAGGGTGGAGGGTGGCGGGGGGCCGGTACACGAATCATTCGGGGATTGGATACCCCTAAGTTTTGTGAATCCCACCACCCTCCGGGAAAAGTTGAGGCATCTATTTGACCACAGCCATGCCTCCCTGCGCTGTCGTTTTCCGGCAAGCCGGCAGGCCACTCAGTCCAAAAGGAAACCGAGATCGTCATCGGAGGCCGCGACTTTGTTGTTGGCGGGTGCGGCCTTCTTCGTGGCCTTCGCGGGAGCCGGGGCTTCGTCCGTAGCCACGGTCTGGGATGCGGCAACTTGCGCTGCTGCTACCTTCTCCATCTGGGCATAATGCGCTTCTTTCACGAAGCGGTATTCCGGATAGCTTCCCTCAACAGGTTGACCGTTCGCGCCCATGGTGGGTGCGGTGTAGTTGAAATACACGGTTTTTCCTGCCAGCTTACTGAATGGGAAGTTTACCTTGCCCTGGAGCTTCTTCTCCGAGACGCCAGCGGAAACGAGAAAGCCCATGATGAAAGGGATTGCTCGTTCACTCAAGGAGAAACTCTCCCGGTGGCGAATACCGTCAGTTGCCATGTAGACATACAGACGGTTGGACTCTTCATAGTGCTTGAACTCCAGAATGGAAGCCTTATGCATACCACTGGTGAGGTAGCCGAGGCCAGCACCACCTGCGGGGGTCTTTCCGGTAAAGTCAAGTTCGATAGTTACAATGCTCATCTTCTTATCTCCTGCCCTTTCGGGCTTTTTGTTATTTACTCACACATGCGAGGGGTTGGGATTGGAGGCGAGACTCCAAGAGAAAGGACAAGAAACGCAAGGTGTCTCAGCCCCCAATCCACTAAACGAATAATCCTTCTTCTTCTCCATCTATTGGGCCAGCGAATGCTCGGAGAGCATCGACCGCTGTGTAGTGGTAGATAGTGGCGCGGTGAAGCCCATCTTGTAGGGCCCAGCGGATATGGGGGAGCTTCCGCTTTCCCCTCATTTTCTCCGAGGCTTCCTTTAAAACTTCGGACCAGTTCTCGATTCCGACTTCTAATATCTTCTGGCTCAGCCCTTCCGCCGCCTTGTCAATCCACTCCAGTCCTTTGGGGTAAGGGATTACAAAGCCTGCTGCCCGAAGGCCCTCCGCTATATTCATGGGCGCTCGGCCCGGGAATACAGAGAGCCTGTCTCCGGAGACATAATCTGCTAAGGGCTCAAAGCAGAGTTGGTATTTCCAAGGAGCAGCAGTAGGCTCGAACATCGCACGGCCAATCACATCGACCATGCCACTAAACTTTTCTGGAAGCTGGCCAGGTAGTGAAGGGCCCCCGCGAATAAACTTACCACTGCTGGTCCTTGGAGGTTGTTCATGGCAGTTGAAGATAACGACCGTGCCCTGAGAGGTAGCTGCGCGGGCAGCGTCTCGGGCAGCGAGTACGTCTCTCGTTAGGGCAGACCACATTCCTGCTCGTCCCTTACTGCTCTCGTATTCATTGATGGTCGCCTCGACGATTAGAGAGAAGTCATCGATTACGATGGAAGGGCAGTTCCCCTTCTTCACTACTTTCTCAATCTGGGCAATCGCCTCCGGCACTGTCTTGGCCGGGAGGATGTTTAGATTATCTATTCCGAGGAATCGGGAGGCGGACATAAGTCCTGCCGGGTCTCCAATGAAGACCCCGGTTGCTCCAGCCGCTGCTGACGCGACAGTCTTTCCTGCTTTACTTGGGCCGTAGAGACAGATGAATACGCCCCCAGCAGCCTGATGGCTTCCGCCATTGCTTCCATTTTTAGCCATTGATTTTTCCTCACACACATTTGATTGGTAAAACTAACACACGGGTTTCTGATCGGTCAACTTGATTACATCGATGATTTGGTCAATTGTCGTGAGCATCTCTGCCCAGGACTCCAGGTCATTGTCCTCGCCCATTGACTTCATTCGAGCTTGGATTTCCGCTCCAAAGAAGTGAAGGGCTTCCAGGATAACTGGCTGTTCTTTCTCCGTAACTTTGAGCAGAATCATCACTCACCTCCAAAGCGGCAAAGCTCATAGGCAGAGCACTGTCCGTACTTGCCAAAACAGGTCTGGTTGTTCAGGGCCATTGGCCACTCTCGGGTAGGCTTCCCCTCGTACCGAGCAATCCGAGCTTCCGCTTCTTCGATTACACTCACGAAGTCTTCGATTGCTGCGGGAGCAGGTTCAAGGGAACGGCGGTCATACTCATAGGGAGTAGAGAGTTTCACCCGATTGACAAGCACCCCAGCGAACCGGGCCCCGTACTTTGCATAGCCGAACATCTGGTATCCGATGAACTGCCCATCGAGGATGTGCTGGCGTAGCGTCTTTGATGAAATCCTATACGCGCTCTTGTGGTCAACAATCCACACCCGCTCGTTGTGGTCCTCAATGATGAGGTCTGCCCGCTGGGTGTATAAATGTTTCTGCTTACCGATCCGGGCACGCAACTCGAACTCAACATCGAGTACCTTCCAGTCCTCCCGCATCCAGTTGTTCCGGTAGGCAAAGTAGGCATCTACAATCTGAGGAGCGCACTCCTCCCACAGGGGAGACTCTTCTCTATTCTTCTGGGCAAGAGCGAACACCGCGTCTTCAGGAGAGAGCCAGTCTTCTGGGTCACCCCCCGTCTGTACTTCTTTTATCCGCTGGTAATGGTGAGCGAGCGCAATGTGCAGAAGCGAACCCTTCACGAGGGGAGGAGAGATCTTGAACGGAATGTCCTCAATCTCCCTCCACGCGAAAAGTCGCGGGCACCGGATTACGTTTTGTATTCTGTGCCATCCGCGCTCAGAGCGTCCGGCATCGAGTAGTTTAGCCATGATAATGTCCCTTCTTGTTATAGTAAATACCACCTGTGGCCCAGATGTCAAGCACTTTCTTTCGCTATTTTAGAGATACGGTCTAAAAGTCTTTGACCAGCACCTTCTGTATTGTCTACGCCAGCGAGCACGCCTTCGATTTCTTCCGCTGCGGCGTCTTCTCCAATCTCTCCAACGTGGGGTAGCTTCTCAAGAAGCAAGTCAGCAACGTGCTCGTCTGCTGTATTTCTTGCGACAACATAAGAGACAAGCACTGGTCTCTTTTGCCCAAGTCGAGAGAATCTTCCTTCCCACTGGATTACTTTATCTGGAGTCCAAGGGAGCATAGTAATCAACGCAAGGTCAGTGTCCTGCAAATCAATACTTTCGCCCCAAGCATCTCCAGTTCCAATCAATAAACAGGGTCCGGGGTGATCCATATATTCATGCCGAATCCCATCTCGGATTGACGGGTCAACACCCCCATGGGCAGACCAGACATCGCACCCTTTTATCTTCTCCGCTACTTTTCGTATTCTAAGGGAGAGTCTATCGCAGTCCGCTCGGCGGCCAGTAAAT